CTTTTTATTCCAAACATAACTTATTGTTCCAAATGATGAAATTTCTCCGCAAAGAATTTTAGGTGGATTTTAGAAGGCTGATTTTTAAGGGCTGTTCACATTTCTTACTGAATAATGACTGAGGTGAATAATGGCTGGTCGGCATAGACAACCCACTTCAATTCTCGAAGCAAGAGGTACATTTAAGCATGATAAGTGGCGGGAACGTCCTTTTGAGCCAGATACGGGGTTGGGGGTGGGTCCACCACCGATGCACCTACCGTTGAAGGTGCGTAAAATATGGAATGAAACACTTGAAAACTGTGCTCCAGGGGTGTTCCAGTCTAGTGATAAGGGGGTTCTAGAAGCATACTGTAAATCGTTCCATAGGTTCCGCACCGAAGAGGAATTGGATCTCAATCTGATCGACAGGCTTTTGCGATTCTGGATGCAGTTTGGTATGACTCCAGCCGCGCGTTCTCAGATCATTGTCAAGAAGATGCAGGCCCAACGTGAAGAAGAACCAATCAAGCAAGGTCTCAAGAAATTCGTTGCCTGACGCAGTAACTGAGTACGCTCAGTCTGTCGTCAACGGCACAATTTTGGCGGGACCACACGTCCGTGACGCGTGCAAACGTCATCTGCGTGATTTAATAAATGGCCCAGACCGGGGTCTGCGCTGGGACCCCGCCGCAGCACAGTTAACGTTCGAGTTCTATGAGGAAGTGCTCTGCCTAAATGGCGGAGAGTTCGAAGGTAAGCCTTTCCAGCTCGAACCATCACAGAAATTCATCATCGGCTCACTTTTTGGCTGGTTTAACACTGATGATGGCTCCCGGCGCTTCCGGGTTGCGTACATAGAGGAAGGTAAAGGCAACGGCAAGTCGCCATTGGTAGCCGGCATTGGCCTTAAAATGTTGGTGGCCGACAAAGAGCCGCGTGCTGAAATCTACGCCGTGGCAACAAAGCGCGACCAAGCACAAGTGCTCTTTCGTGATGCGGTAGCGATGAAGCAGTTGTCGCCGCTCCTTGATGGTCCGCTCAAAACCACAGGTGGCCGTGGTCGTGAGTGGAACATTTCCTTTGAGCAAACGGGCTCATTCTTCCGCACGCTGGCTAGCGATGATGCGCAGTCCGGCCCGCGTCCGCATTGTGCTCTGATCGATGAGGTGCACGAACACAAGACCGGCCTGATGGTGGAAATGATGCGGGCGGGTGTAAAGGGCCGTCGGCAGGCGATGATTGTGATGATTACCAACAGCGGCACCGATAAGGAGTCGGTTTGCTGGCAATATCACGAGTATGCCGCCAATATTTGCTCTGGTATTTTGGAAGATGATGCCTTCTTTGGCTATGTCTGCGCACTGGATGAGAAGGACGAGCCGTTTGAGGATGAGGCGTGCTGGGTTAAGGCCAATCCGCTGTTGGGCGTTTCCATTAAGCGACGCTATCTGCAAGACCAGATTCGGGAAGCGCGTGGGATGCCCAGCAAGGAAGCCCGCGTGCGGCGGCTTAACTTCTGTCAATGGACAGAGGCCACAGACCCACTGTTCAGCCCTGATCTAATTAAGGCCACGCAAGAAGAATACGACGAAGAGCTTCTGCTGGGCAGAAAGTGCTATGGCGGCTTAGACCTTTCCAGCACGTCAGACCTTACAGCGTTTGTTCTGCTCTTCGCGCCGAATGATCAGGACGATAAATGGAGGCAAAAGGCCTGGTTTTGGCTCCCGCAGGCCACATTGGATAACAAGGAGCGCCTCAAGAAATATCCAATCCATATGCCGGTTTGGCGCGCGGCTGGCTGGATTGAGACTACGCGCGGCGCGGCAATCAGCAAACTGCACGTGCTTAAGCGGTTGGTGGAGTGCCACGAGAAGTTTGCCATTCAGTCAATCGCATATGATCGCTGGCGTATTGAGGACCTGAAGATACTGATGTCTGATGCCGGTGCGAAGTTGCCTCTTGAGCCGTATGGCCAAGGGTTTAAGGATATGGCACCGGCGGTGGACGAGTACGAACGGCTCCTCATTTCTGATGAGCTGCGGCATGATGGCAATCCTGTCATGACGTGGAATATGTCTTGCGTTGTGGTAGAAACCGACCCAGCAGGCAACCGTAAGCCGACCAAGGAGCGTTCTACTGGGCGCATTGACGGTGCGGTAGCTGCTATTATGGCTGCTGGTCGCAGTAAACCCAAGCCGGAACCGAAGTACCAAACTCTGTTTCTTGGAAGTGAGAGTAAAAAATGAGTGTTCTGACTGGCAATCAACTTGGCACCTTGCTCGGAAAAGCCTTGGATCTGGATTTGAAGTTGGTTCGAAGCATTACCGTGCATTGCAACACAGGTGATCTGGCTGTGGTGACTGTTGAGCGTTTGGTGCGCGGCGTTGATGCAGACAGACTAAATGCCGTGCTAGAGCAATATGAGCTTTCACCTAAAGTTGACGGCAATGCCAACAAATCCTAATCCGTGTCCTAGCTATAAACCCCCTCCACCTCCACCACCTCCAAAAATGAGCTTCAACGGCATTGGTTACTTGGCACCCCTTTCCAGGAGTTTCGCTATGCGACCGCGTTGCGCTTACTGCGGTCGCTCCGCATCAGTAGATGGCAACTGTCCCGGTTGCGGTGCTCCACTGGAGCCACCTGCCCAATACATCGACGTTACCTGTCTCGCCTCAACGCAGCGTGAGTATGTACCTGTAATTCCGCAGCCCGAAGTGAAGGAGTAAGCAATGGAAACACGTGCGTGGTCTACCTTAACCATCAAATCGTTTGATGAGAATAAGCGAACGTTCACCGGCATAGCGACCACGCCGGTCACCGATCGACAGGAAGATATTGTTGATCCAAAGGGTGGCATTTTCACGTTGCCTCTTTCGTTTTTGTATCATCACGATAGCAAGCAACCAATTGGATTGATTACTAAAGCACTGGTTACCAGTGCTGGCATTCAGATCGAAGGCTATGTTGAGCGAGTAGAGGCTCCGGCAACGTTGAAAGAGCGATTTGATGTTGCGTGGACGGAGATGAAGCTTGGCATTTTGCGCGGCCTTTCGGTTGGATTTAAGGCGCTCGAGGTGGAACGCATTAAGGATTCGTTTGGGTATCACATCAAGAAGTGGAATTGGTTTGAACTGTCGGCGGTAACAATTCCTGCCAATCAGGAAGCCACGATTTTAACCGTTAAGTCTATGGACGAAATGCAGATGCGCTCCGCGTCAGGAGCTATGCATCATAGCAACGTCCAACCATCTCCGGGCGTCGCCGGCAAATCTGGAAGAGGGAATCAAATGAAGACGTTACAGGAAGAGATTCAAGATGCTGCGAACAAGCGGGCGTCGAACATGGCGCGTGCTGAAGAGATTTCCAGCGCGACGCAAGGCGGTACGATGGATGAGGCTCAGCAAGAAGAGTATGACACTCTGATTTCTGAGATCAAGTCCATTGACAAGGACATTGTTCGCAAAAAGGAACTGCAAGTCCTGAAGGCGACGGAAGCTGTTCCGATTACGCCCGCGGCAGTAGCGACGCCAGTGGCCGCTGCGGAAACGCGGAATACTCCGGTGGCACCTACGCCGCGCGTGGAATGGGGTAAGTCTCGGCTGGCCAAAGGGATGGGCTTTACGCGCCTGTCGATTTGTCTGGCAAAGGCCAAGGGTGACAGCGCTCTGGCGATGGAATATGCCAAGGGCTATCGGGATACGCCGGAAGTGGAACAGGCCGTGCGGGCGGCGATCTATGCCAAAGCGGCTGTTGCTGCTGGCACCACGACCGACACAACTTGGGCCGCTCCTCTGGTAGTTTACCAGAATCTGGCGTCAGAGTATGTGGAACTGCTGCGCCCTGCGACGATCATCGGGAAGATTCCGGGGATTCGCAATGTGCCGTTTAATGTTAGTATTCCGCGCACAACTGCAGGCACGACATCACAGTGGGTGGGTGAAGATGATCCTAAGCCAGTTTCGCGCATGTCGCTGGAAACGATCACCCTTGGCCACAACAAGATCGCGACCATTGTCGTGCTGTCGGAAGAACTGGTGCAAGACTCCTCGCCTGCTGCGGAGGGGCTTGTTCAGGCTGACATGCTGGCGTCGATTGCGGCATACAGCGACGCGCAGTTCATCGACCCAACGGTTGCCGCGTCTGGCACTATCCGTCCGGCGTCGATTACCAATGGCCTGACGACCCACAACATGACTGGTACTGCTGTTGCCAACGTTATCACCGACATGCAAACGCTGATGGGTGATCTCGTGGCTGCGAATATTCCGTTTACTGACGTTGTTTGGGTGATGCATCCGCGCTCGGCACTGTATCTAAGCGGGCTGCTGTCGCCGCTGGGTACTGCGCAATTCCCGGGCATTAACGTCAATGGTGGAACGTTCTTTGGTTTCCCGGTGATTACCAGCGCATCTGTTCCGATTGACACTGGTGCTGATACTTACATTATCCTGATTGCTGGGTCTGAGATTCTGCTTGCAGAGTCTGGCATGATGGTTGATGTATCGCGGGAAGCCAGTGTGCAGATGGACAGCGCACCAAGCGATTCTGCAGCGAGTCTGATTAGCTTGTGGCAGAAGAACCTTGTTGGGCTGCGTGCGGAACGGCGCATCAGCTATCGCCGTCGGCGTGATGCTGGTGTAAGCGTTCTGAAAGCAGTTAGCTACTGAGGACCATGATGAGCACCGAAAAGACGGTGCGCCTAACAGCAACCGTGCGTCAGATTTATGGCTTACGGTTGCTGCTTCCAGGCGATGAATTTTCTGTAAACGAGAGGGTCGCAAAGGCACTAGTGCGTATGCATTTTGCTGCACCAGTTGCTGAAGAAGAAGAAAAACCCAAACGTCGGCAATACCAACGTCGTGATATGACAGCAGAAGGTACTGAATGAACTTGCTCGGATATCAAATCACGAAGGCGGCACCGCCAACAGCCACACCTGTGCCATCACCATCACGAAGCAGGTCGCTTTTCCAGACTGTTAGGGAAAGTTTCACTGGTGCTTGGCAAAGGAATGTGGAGGTGGAATCAACAGAGAATTTGTTGGCGTTCTCTGCTGTTTATTCCTGTATATCGTTGATTTCTGATGATATCAGCAAATTACGCATTAAGCTGGTAGCGCAGGATGATGATAATATTTGGAATGAAATTGATGGGTTTTCGCCTTACAATGCGGTGCTGATAAAGCCGAACAGATTTCAAACGCGCATTCAGTTTTTGTCGCAATGGATTACATCCAAGCTTATGTATGGCAATACATACATACTTAAGGGCGATTATGATTTGCGCGGAATAGTTACTGGATTGTATATCCTCGATCCACGATTGGTGACTCCGCTTGTTGCTGATGATGGCAGTGTTTGGTATCAGCTGCGTCGTGACTACCTTACTGGAGTCAATAAGGATATTACAATTCCAGCAAGTGAGATCATTCATGATCGTGCTATTTGCCTATTTCACCCACTGATGGGTGTTTCTCCAATCTTTGCGTGTGGAATTACGACGACGCAAGGTCGTAAGATTCAGCAAAACAGCGCCAAATTCTTTGAAAACATGTCGAGGCCGTCTGGTCAGTTGACTGCGCCAGGTGAAATTAGCACATCAACGGCGGAAAGGCTGAAGCGGGAGTTTGAAGAGAATTTTAGCGGCGGCAACATTGGGCGCATGTTTGTTGGTGGTGATGGCCTTAAATACGAAGGCTTTACCATTCCGCCAGTAGAAGCTCAGATGATTGAGCAACTTGAATGGACGGTGCAAGACGTGGCGCGGTGCTTTCACGTGCCACTGCACAAGATTGGCGCAGGGCAAAATGTTACATTTTCCAATATTGCTGCGCTAAACCAAGACTACTATTCGCAAACGCTGCAAGTGCTGATCGAAGCGATTGAGTTGTTATTGGATGAAGGATTGGCAGTTCCAGCACCAATGGGCACGGAATTAGACTTGGAAGGATTGCTACGGATGGATCCGCTGGCCCGTGCTGAAGTGAATCAGAAGAATGTTACATCTGGTGTGTGGGCACCGAATGAAGCGAGATTGATTGACAATCTTAAGCCTGTCACAGGTGGCAATATACCGTTTATGCAAAAGCAAAATGTCCCAATCAGCATTTTGTACAAAACCCCAGTGGATGTGCCGCCGTCGCTACCTGCGCCCGCCGTTCCTGTCCCAGTTCCGGAGTTGGCTCCACCACCGACTACGGACAAGGCATTTGACATATTCATGGAAGATGTTGATGAATATGTTGGGTTACTGCGGAAGGGCTTAATTAAATCATGAGCGGCGAACTCAAGGCCATTGCTGAAAAGTCTGCTGAGATATTCAAGGAGTACCTGACGCAGGAATTGCTGCCGTTCCTTGATCGCTTTGAACAAATCGAGGGCAATGCCAAGCAGTTGCAATTGAATTTTGATGCGTTATCTCGCGAACCAGGCCCACAAGGTCCGCAAGGGGCAAAAGGCATAAATGGTGGATATGGTCCGCAAGGGCTGGCCGGACAAAAGGGCCTGGAAGGTCCGCAAGGCGCAAAAGGCATGGATGGTGGTGCTGGTGCGCAAGGCCCACAAGGTATCAAGGGATTAATTGGGGAACGTGGTCCGCAAGGCCCACAAGGCACTAAGGGCATAGATGGCGGCGCTGGCGCGCAGGGTCCACAAGGAGATAAGGGTTTAGATGGCGCTATTGGTGCGCAAGGCGCGCAAGGTTTGGAGGGCAGTGTTGGTGAACAAGGCCCGCAAGGCGACAAAGGTTTAGATGGTGGCATCGGTGCGCAAGGTCCGCAAGGAGATAAGGGTTTAGATGGACTCGCCGGTCCAGAAGGCGCAGCCGGTCCGCAAGGCGACAAAGGGCTGGATGGACTCGCCGGTCCAGAAGGCGCAGCCGGTCCGCAAGGTGATAAGGGTTTAGATGGCGGAATTGGCGCGCAAGGTGCTGTTGGGCCGCAAGGTGATAAAGGTTTGGATGGACTCGCCGGTCCGGAAGGTGCAGCAGGGCCACAAGGTGAGAAAGGGCTGGATGGCACTATTGGTCCGCAAGGTGAGGCCGGTGTTCAAGGCGATAGGGGTTTTGCTGGTGCACAAGGCGAGAAAGGTTTGGATGGATCTGCTGGCCCACAAGGCGTTGCTGGTCCGCAAGGGGTTAAAGGGCTGACTGGAGATGCCGGACTGCAAGGTAAAAGTGCTTATGAAATTGCTAAGTCTCATGGATTTGCTGGTAATGAATTGGATTGGTTACAATCATTTCGCGGTCCGCAAGGAGTGACAGGACAAAAGGGGGAGGATGGCAAGGATGCAGTTGAACTAAAGATTCTACGCCATATTGACCAGACGCGTAGTTATCCGCGTGGTACATATGCGTTACACGATGGGGCATTTGTTTACGCGGCGCGGATTACTGGTCCAGTTAAGTCTGGACAGCCAATCGAAGAGGCGGGCTGGGAAGTGCTGATCGATGGAGAATCTGACTTTGACATTGAGCAAGGTGAAGACTTGCGCACGTTTAAGATGATTCGAACGATGGCAAGCGGCCGCAAAATCGAGAAAAGCTTCAAGATTCCTGTTGTGCTGGATCGTGGTATTTGGAAACATGCGAAATATGAGCGTGGCGATGCAGTAACGCGGGATGGTTCGCAGTGGATTGCTCAGTGTGACACAGAAACAACACCTGGAGATTCGGCGCATTGGCGTCTGGCCATTAAGCGTGGTCGTGATGGTAAAGATACCACTAACGGCAGCAGCGCGAGGCGCTAATCAATGGTGCGACTACTCGCGCCGCAGGGTAGTTCCGGCTATGAAACAGCAGACGGAAAATTTTATCCTGCGCTGAATGGAATTGTTGAGGTCCCAGATGATTTGGTTCCTGAATTAGCGGAGGCTGGATACACATTTGCGCCGCCGCCAGCAGAGCCCACTGAGGTTGTTGTTAAAGAGTTGCAAATTGTTCGTGTTTTTGGTCCGCAAGGTCCGCAAGGTCCGCAAGGTGATATTGGTCCGGAAGGTATTCCTGGGCTAGATGGTAGTCGCGGATCACAGGGTGCGCAGGGTGCGCAGGGCGCAGCCATCAAAGGTGATCGCGGCCCACAAGGCTTAAAGGGCGAGACCGGGTCGCAAGGCTCTCCTGGAGCCATAGGTAATCCAGGCATAGGCGGAGGTCTCGGTCCGCAAGGTCCGCAAGGCCCAGCAGGAGGTCCGCAAGGTCCGCAAGGCTCTCCAGGAGCACAAGGCCCAGCCGGCGCTGATGGTCCAGCTGGTGGTCCGCAAGGTCCGCAGGGTGCAGCAGGGGTCTCCGGTAGTCAAGGACCACAGGGCTCAGCCGGTACTCAAGGGAGTCAAGGTGCCGCCGGAGCACAAGGCGCTGCTGGCGCGCAGGGCGCTGCCGGTATTCAGGGCGCTGCCGGTACTCAAGGTCCGCAAGGCGCGACCGGCGCTGGAACGCAAGGTGCCGCGGGAGCACAAGGCCAACAGGGCGCGGCCGGAGCACAGGGTCCACAAGGAGCGACCGGCGCTGGAACGCAAGGGGCTGCTGGAGCTCAAGGGCCACAAGGTGCTGCAGGTACGCAAGGGGCCGCGGGAGCACAAGGGCCAGCCGGTAGTGGCGCACAAGGCGCTGCGGGCGCACAAGGGCCACAAGGAGCAGCTGGGGCACAAGGCGCTGATGGGACCCAAGGTCCGCAAGGCGCGACCGGCGCTGGAACGCAAGGTCCGCAAGGTGCTGCAGGTACGCAAGGAACCCAAGGCAGTCAAGGCGTCACAGGATCAACTGGTACGCAGGGGCCACAGGGTGCAGCTGGTGGTACTGGTACGCAGGGGCCACAGGGTTTCCAGGGAACACAAGGCGCAATAGGTGTTCCAGGGATTGACGGGCTGGATGGGGCTCGTGGCGTGCAGGGCGTGCAAGGTAGTCAAGGCACGCAAGGGTTGCAAGGCGCTACCGGCGCAGGAACACAAGGTCCGCAAGGAGACCAAGGCGCACAAGGTACGGCAGGCTCCGCCGGTACGCAAGGACCACAAGGCAATCCAGGCACCCAAGGAAATCAGGGCGCGACTGGAGGGACAGGTTCCCAAGGAACACAGGGCGCGCAAGGCGCTACCGGTGCTGGAACACAAGGTCCGCAAGGGGACCAGGGTACGCAGGGTGCCACTGGCGCAGGTACGCAAGGCCCACAAGGTTTTCAGGGCGCGGCGGGCGGTGCCGGTACTCAGGGTCCGCAGGGCAATGCCGGAATTGACGGGCTGGAAGGTCCACAAGGTTTCCAAGGCACGCAAGGCACAGCAGGCGGGACTGGTACTCAGGGTCCGCAAGGCTTTCAAGGAACACCCGGGACGCAGGGGACGCAAGGCGTTGCCGGAATTGACGGGCTGGAAGGCTCACAGGGTTTTCAAGGTGTTGCTGGCGCTCAAGGTCCGCAAGGATTTCAAGGAACAGCAGGAACAGCAGGTGGCACTGGCACTCAAGGTCCACAGGGTTTTCAAGGCGCGGCTGGCGGTGTGGGTACACAAGGTACACAGGGCTTTCAAGGCACACAAGGTGTTGCAGGAATTGACGGCCTGGAAGGTTCACAGGGTTTTCAGGGTGTTACGGGTGCTCAAGGCCCACAGGGTTTTCAAGGAACGCAAGGAACGGCTGGTGGCACTGGCACTCAGGGTCCGCAGGGCGCAGCCGGAGGTACTGGAACACAAGGCTTTCAAGGCACACAGGGCAATGCAGGACTTGATGGGCTGGAAGGGTCACAGGGTTTTCAGGGCGCAGCGGGCGCTCAAGGTCCGCAAGGCGCAGCGGGCGGTACGGGAACACAAGGGCCACAAGGCGCAGCGGGCGGGGCTGGGACGCAAGGCTTTCAAGGTACACAAGGCAATGCAGGGCTTGATGGTCTGGAAGGTCCACAGGGTTTTCAGGGCACGCAAGGCTTTCAAGGAAACCAAGGGACGGCGGGCACGACTGGGACACAAGGTCCGCAAGGCTTTCAGGGCACACAGGGCACGACTGGCGCTGGAACGCAAGGTGTTCCTGGCCTAGATGGCATAGATGGAGCGCAAGGTCCGCAGGGTTCGCAAGGCGCAGCAGGCGCGGCCCCCAGTGGTACTGGATATGTGAGGGTCGTTGGTGGTGTAGTGCAGAGCCCAGCGAATAAGGATTTGGTAACTATTCGCACGGCGCAGTTTGATGGTGAGGTAGCGCTCGGGAATTTGGGCGCAGCCGAAACGCTGGACTTTTCGACTGGAGCGTTCCAGTATGGCACTTTGGACCAGAACTGTGCCATTACCGTCAACACGGGTAGCTTCCCGGGAATGGGACGTTACCAATTGCGGCTTATCAACAACGGCACTTTCACTGTGACGTGGGCAGGAACTGGCTATAGTGCGAGTCGCTGGATTGGTGCTACTTCTGCACCTGCCGTCAACACAGCAACTAATGGAGAGACGATTATTACTTTCTTTTGGAATACAACTAATGCAACCCAAGTGCTTGGCCGGGTAGGCGCAGTATAAATTTACCACAAGGAGAAAGCAATGTCGAAGTTCATCATCGGAGTGACCAAGGGAATAGCTAAGGTGTATCCCTATGGACAAGGCAGCGAAGTTTCTAAGGTGCTGAAAGAGAGCGAAGCGTTGCTGTGCCAGGTGCCGGTTGGAGACCATGTTGAGCCAGTTGCTACCGACCCAAATAAGCCAGTGGCTGCTGATCCAAAGATTGCGCAGTCGACAAAGGATTTGCTGAAGGGTATGGCTGACGAGGATAAGGCTGCGCCAGCTGCCGGAGTCGCCAATGATGAGCCACCAAGCAGCCGGACCGGCACGATCTTAGTAGCGGTAACGGAAGGCAAGGTGACTGTGCGCACGTACCATGAGACGGAGTTTTCAGAGCAAGTAGTGGAGCAAGGCGCATCGGCTTCGGTTGACGTCACGGAATCGAATCGCATTACGGTTGCGGTGTATGAAGCTGCGCCGGTGGTCGATCCAAGGAAGGACAAATGACGTCCCTTGCTATTTTTACTCCTTCGAATGATGCGAAGTACCTGCGTCCACTTTATGACAGTCTTTTGGCGCAAAGTGATCAAGATTGGACCTGGACGTTGTTGCACAATAATGGGGGCACGCCGATTTCGATTGAAGATAAGCGTGTAACTCAACATTCTTTACACACAGCACCGGAATGGGTTGGCCCGCTTAAAGCATATGTGTGTCAGATGTTGCAAGAAGACGTTTTGATGGAGGTCGATCATGACGATTTGCTCCTTCCTGATGCTGTCGCCGAGTGCAAAAAGGCATTTGCGAATCCAAAAATTGGGTTTGCCTACAGTAATGCTTTGCATGCGGATGCGGATCTTGGTAACAAGACGGAGCACTATAGCGAGGACTTCGGTTGGAAGTATCGGAAAACGAATTTCCATGGGAATCTATTGGAAGAACCAATCTCCTTTGATCCGTCGCCTGCTGCGCTCTCTCGCATTTGGTACGCACCGAATCACTTCCGCGCCTTTCGCCGTTCGATCTATGAGAAGGTAGGTGGTTATCCAAGAGATATGCGCGTGCTAGATGATCAGGATCTGATGTGTCGTATGTATTTGGAAACTGAGTTTGCGCATATCGACCGTGGCCTTTACGTTTATCGTATTCACGGCAAGAACTCCTGGATTATTCATAATCAAGAAATACAGGATAATGTTTATCGTCTGCATGACAAGTATGCAGAACGTCTTGCATTGACTTGGGCGCGGCGAAGTGAATTGCGTGCTCTTGAGCTTGGCGGGGCTTTTGCTAGACATGATGGATATGAAACCGTTGACCGGCGTGGGGCGGACATTTGTTGCGAT